CGTGCTGGTGTCATGCCCAAAAACGGCTGCCCTGCCGACATGTGGGTTAGCCATGCCAGCAAAAAGTCACTCTTGCCGACCTTGGGCGCTCCGCCGAATACCAGCATCCCACCAGGAGTCACTACACGGGGAGCAATGAGATCATCTGGCAAGGGCGTATCGTCATCCAGCAGCTGACCAAGGGTGAAACTTGGCAGCAAAGGGGTGGCTGCCTTGACGACCCTGCGCTCGCCGTCTCCGATGAACGCTTTGCAATCAAACCCTTCTGCCAAACCGTCTGCAGCATCCCACTTGGCGGGCTTGTCAGTCGGTGGGACCAGGATCGCCACGGAATTGCATCCTGCAAGTGCACAGGCCTTGGCCGCGTTCTCTGCATACTCCCAACCCGGTGAATCCCGGTCTGGCCAGATCAGGACATCCTTACCTCTGAGCGGACTCCAGTCTGTCTTGTCGATAGGAGCCTTCGCCCCATTCATGGCCGTCGTGGCGACAATGCCCAGGCCAATCAAGGCGTCGGCACATTTCTCGCCCTCTACCAACACAATTGCGCGTGAGGTTGATACGGTTGGTAGGTTGTAGATAGGTCGGGGGTCGGGCGCGCGCCACATACGGGCACGCACGTCCCAAGGGCGAAACTCCTTGCCGGTTGGCGGGTCATACCGGTAGACACACGCAATGAGTTCGCCCTGGGCCGTGCAGTAGTCCCACTTGGCGGTATATGGCCCCAACTCATCTATCGGCACACTGCGCGTGTCACGCACGACGGGTCGGATGATGGGTGGGGCAAAACCCAGCCATTGCCGGATCTCTTCGACAACCCGCGGAAAGTCATGTCGCGCTGACAAGCCTTGGGACATCGCCCAAAGGTCAAGGACATCACCACCGTCCTCCGTTGAGAAGTCCTTCCACAACCCGCGTCTGGAACCATCCAGTTCGACCACCATGCTTTTGCCTGGTGTCCCGTCGACATCACCAATGTAGAACTTGCTGCCTCTTACCCGCCCTTGTGGAAACAGGTAGTGGAGAACGGATTCCAGCCGATCTAGCAGCGCTGCCCGCAGCGTCTCAGTATTGGCAGCCAGGTCGTCGCGTTGCTCAGGAGCGTTGTTGTAGTCCAACCAGACAATGTTGTCCTGGGTCATGCACCACTCCAGCACCGGTCCTGCCAAGCGCAGAACTTGCACTCCATATGGGTCGGCGTAGTGGTATGGCGTGCGAGCGTCTCACCCACAGCGGTGGCGGTAATCACCCGCACTCCGCGATCTGACATGCGCTGCGCCAGCCCGCCGTCGAAAGGTAACAACTCGAACCAAAGCTCTTGGGTGTCCTTGTTGATCGCAGTGAACAGCGCCGGGTTCTTTGCAACGCCGGGTACCGATGCCTCCATGTAGGCCTGGTAAATGGCCACTTGAGCCGCATAGATGGGTTTCGACTTAGCCACGCCTTGTTTGACGGTATCCCGCCAGGACTTGTCATTCATGGTCTTGAACTCCCAGATGGCCGGGTAAGCCATGCCGAAATCCCCAAGAACCTGAGGACCGCCATTCAGGATGCCGTCGACGTGACCCTGAATCCTGTCACCCGCCACAGAAAAGCCAAACTGACCACCTTGTGCCTTACGGGTATACAACTCGAACCCGGCCAGCTTGAGCCAACGGATTGCCAAGTCCTCCAGGGTGTGCCCGACTTCAAAGATGCGCAGCAGACGGCCTGAAAACTCACGACCGACGTCTACAGACGTCCTTGCGTACTCGTATTGAAGCGCGCGCTCACAGGCCACGCCGAGTCGGGACGCTCCCAGGTAATTGCGCGGCACCTGGTTCTCACGTTCCCGCGCCAATCCTAGATCGATCAACGCGCTGATCTGCTCATCAAGCTTGGGGCGGTGATTGAAGTCCAACGTCACATTGCACCCCTTATTTCCGCAGTCGTCTGCTGTTGCGCGATGCGCTGCTCCAGAAACGTGCGGTCTCGGGCTGCCATGCGCTCATGCTCCGCGAGCATGTGCGCCTGATAGGCCGAGACCACTACATCGACCAGAGTCAAGACTTCCTCGCGGCTGTAATCCGCCAGAGGTCGCGTCATACCAATTTCCCCAACATACTCACCCAATGGTGAGAGGCAGGATCGCATCGCGGCGATTTCCATTTCCGTGGGATCAATCATGTGTCCCTCCGTTTTGTTCATGATTTGAGAAAAGGCGTTCTGGCACTCCATGGAACAGAACACCCACCGGTCCGAATACCGACCTGGATCGCTGCGGCGCAAGCGGGCGTTAAACCAACCCAGCCCCTTGGCCTGGCGACTGCAGACAGCGCATTTCAAGCTGCCTCCCGGTAGCTGTCATTGGCAGCGACGACCAGGCGTTGGATCTGCGCCTTGTTGAACTGAAAAGAGAGCAGCGCCGATGCCTGATAACGCGTCAGGCCAAAGTCGGCACGCATCGGCTCGGGCAGATAGCGCAGTTGCTTTTCGGTGGGTGGCTCGTTGAGCCAGCGCCGCGTCTTGTGAGCGGAATCCTCCGACTCATGGTCGTTAAGCCAATCGTCGGCCTTAGCCATGCACACAGTGCGCTCGCCAACGGCCAATAGATGGGTACCCATGCCCTGACCGCCACCCACTGCATGCCAGCGACCAGCCAGGAAAAACACACCGCCCCAAGCGGTGAATCCGGTGGCCATCAGTGCGTCGTCACAGCCAAAGAGGTCACACCAGCGAAAGTTGGAGCGCTTGAGCAAATCGATTTCACTCATCACGAAGTCGCTCAAAACACCGCCATCCTGCGGCTGACGCTCCCATGTGTGGCCACAAAACGGACACTCCATGACCGTCAGGGGAACAACGGCACCACATTCCGGGCAATCTTTGGTTAGGGCCTCACCATCGTGCTGGTGGCCATCCAGATTGACATCCTGCTCCAGTGCGCCATGCATGAGGCTGGCGGTACCAAAGTCGAGCACGATGCAGTCTGTCTTGATGACGTGCGGATGTTCCTCGGGGTCCACTGTGCGCAGACCCCGGCCCACCATCTGAATGAAGGTGGACTTGTAGGAGCTTGGCCGTAGCAACACAACACAGGCGGTGGGTGTGAAGTCATAGCCTTCAGTAAGGATGGCCACGTTGACTATGACCTGCGCATCGCCGCTTTCGAATCTGGCTATGCAGGCTTTGCGCTCACTCTCCGGCAGATCGCCATGGATGACCACCGACGGAACACCGGCTGCATTGAAGCCATTGCACACACTCAGGGCATGTGCCACGGTCGAACAGAACACGATGGTCTTGCGATCGCTGGCCTTTTCCTTCCAGTTCCTGATGACGGCATCGGTGATCAGGGTTTTGTTGAGAATGGACGCGACTTCGTCCATGTCAAAGTCCACTGCAGTACGCCGCACCTTGCTCAACGCTTCCTGCGCGCCGACATCGATCACAAAAGTGCGGGGCGGAACCAGGTGCCCGCTTGCAATCATCTCGGCCAGAGTGATCTGATCTGCAAGATTGGAAAACACATCACGAAGACCCTGACCATCGCCCCGGTTCGGGGTAGCAGTCAGGCCACAGATAGCAGCATTCGGATTGCGGCTCTGCACCTTGTCGATCACTGCTCGGTAGCTGGGCGACGACGCGTGATGCGCTTCGTCAATCACCAGCAGGTCCAGAGTCGGAATCTGGTCCAGGTTGGCACCTTTTGAAAGGGTCTGCACCATGGCAAAGGTGGCGCTGCCGGACCAGGATTTCTCGTTGGCATCGACCACCGAAGTGGTCAAGCTTGGATTCACGCGAGAAAACTTGGTCCGGTTTTGACCAGTGAGTTCGGTGCGGTGTGCGAGGATGCACGCTTTGGCGTCGGGCTCGGCCAGCACACTGCCAGCCACCGCCGACAGCATGATGGTCTTGCCAGAGCCAGTTGGAGCAACAGCCAGCGTGTTGCCATACTGGCGCAAGGCCGCCAGTGTGCGCTCAACCAGTTGGGTTTGACGGGGACGGAGCATCATGGCGGCGGCTCCTTACTGCGCCCAGCTGGGGCGACCCGGCACTGGCGAGCGACCGGTAGCCTGGGCATAGGCGTTCGGGGCTGGTGATGCCTGCGATGGCTGTGCAGACGGCTGGCGTGCGGCGCCCATGAGTGCCGCGTAGTCCTTATGGTCTGGCGTGACCGCTGACTTGATGACGCTCTTGTCCTGGCCGTTCTGGTCCTTATCCCAATCGACTTTGCCGAGAAATTCAATGCCTTCCAGGTCCGAGAAACCACTAATACGGCGCGCGTTTTGCGCAGCAGGACTGCTGTCGCCTGGGTAGATGCCGCGCGCAGAATTGAGAATGGCCTTCACGAAGGTGCGACCCATGTTGGCCCACTCTGGACCCTTGGGGCTGTGCAGGCCAATGAGTGACCACATCTTGCGACGCGCATATTCACCATCCATCACCACAAATTCGCAATTCAGATAGACGGAACCTGTGTTGATGTTGCGCGTGGCAAAACCACCGGTCCAGCCTTGGGTCGCGTCGTCGTGACCACCGGGTTTGATGGTCATGCGCACACGCACGACGGTGCCTTTGGGGATCAGGTCGAAGGAGGTTTGTTCGGATGCGGAATTGAAGTCGAAGTAGGTCATGATCAGATCTCCTGAGTTGCAATGGATTCGGGGATGGCGGGAGTACCAGCGGAGCTGGCAGAAATGGGGCGTGCAAAGGCAAGTCGCTCGCTGGCGGGCTTGGCGGGGCCAGCGATCTTTTCCATGAGGCGGCCCAGGTGCGGTTCTTCAATGGCATCGAGTCGACCGGAACGATCCTTGGCTGGGTATCCCCAAGTGTTGAGCGTGTGGCAGACGAACGCGCGGTAGTTCACTCCGTCGTCCCCCTTGACCTCAGCCAAGGTGACGACCTCATCAACAATTCCTGGCAACTCCAGACCGGTCTTCGATCCGTCGATCTGCAAAGAGAAAACACGGCGATTGAAATCGTCCAGTGACTCGTTGAGGATGCCGACAAACCAGACGTTCTTGCGACGGGTGTGTTGCAGATGGGTGAGCCAGGCAATCATTTCTTGGCCCATCAAGCCGTACGCACCACGGCTGTCGGGCTTGCCAGTCTTCTCGGAGTACGCCTGAGGCTGCCCCTTGCTCCACTGCAGGCACATACGACCGGCAACGGTGATCGAGTCCACGAATACTGTGTCGTATTTGTCCAAATCTGTGGGCTCGCCAAAGCGCGCGCAAACCGCATCGAAATGCGCTTGGCTGTAAGGCTGGTCATCGCGCAACGCCGGGTTTGGACCACCAATGAAGACAGCGAAATCACGGCATTCCTGCCATGTACGTGGACGGATGGTGTCGCCCGCCCAACCCTCGACAGCCAAGTCACCTGCTTCCAAGTCAAAGAACAAGGTGGCTGTGGCTTTCAGTGTCCACAGCTGAGACGTCTTGCCGATGCCGCTTTTTCCA